TGAAGTTAACATCCTTAATGCAAAATTACTTTATACAAATAAACTTTTTAAAGAGTTTGTACTAAGTAACGACCAAAAACTTAAAATTGTAGAGACATTTGACAGAGCTCAAACATCTCGTGAAATTAAGTTGGTCTATTCTACTCTTGCTGAGTCTTATGCAGACAACGGTAAAGAAAAGAAAGAAGTTGTTAAGGAATCATATGCTAGTAAGAAATCTGGTGGAACTGCTCCAAGTAAGAAGATTATCTCGGAAGAGAATCAAGTTGCAGACCGTTTCAGAAAACTTGCTGGTTTGATTAAATCATAAACCGCTTTAATTCGGAGAAAATAAAATGAGCGATTATATAAACGAAGGTCTTTTATCTTCAGCTTCACCTATTAAGAAGCAGAAAGATGAGGCCGCTAAGCTCGTTACTAAGTGGGAACAATCTGGACTTTTAGAAGGAATGGATAATGAGTGGCAACGCTCTGGTATGGCTACATTGTTAGAAAACCAGGCACGTCAGTTAATATCTGAGAATTCTACTACTTCACCAAACGCCGGTACTGGTATTGGTGATGAAGAATGGTCAGGAGTTGCTTTACCATTAGTAAGACGAGTATTTGGAAACATTGTTGCACAGGAACTTGTTTCTGTACAACCAATGAACTTACCATCTGGACTAGTTTTCTATCTTGATTTCAAGTATGGATCAACACAAAACAAGTTCAGCGCTAGTGATTCAATTCATGGCAAAACAGGTCCTAACTCACCATCCGGTTCAGTTGCTCCTTTTGGAGAAGGTGGGCTTTACGGAGCTGGTAGATATGGATATTCAGTTAGTTCATCAACTCTTACAGTAGATTCAACAGGTGCTGCTACAGCTGCTGGTTTTCAAGACATTGATTTTGATTCAGAAGTTTCTGCTTCAAAAACTGGTGCTTTCTTTAAAGTTAATATTGCTAAAAGTAATTTTACCAATCCTGACTTAAAAGCATTAAGGTCTTGGAATATATCTTCTACAGTTGCCGATGTAAATAAAATACATCCACAGTTCATTAAAGAAAGTGGTGCTAATATTCAATTAATTATAGATGCTGATAGTGCTAATGAAGCTACTGGATCATTTAATGTTGATTATTTACAAGAAACAACTGCTGGTAACAGAGGTGATTTTGAAGATAGAACTGGTGATGCTACTAGTGATTCACTAAGTATTCCTGAAGTTAACTTGGAAATGAGATCATTACCAATTGTTGCTAAGACTCGTAAGTTGAAAGCTGTATGGTCACCTGAGCTTGCTCAAGACCTTAACGCTTATCATTCTGTAGATGCTGAAGCTGAATTAACATCAATGTTAAGTGATTACATCTCAATGGAAATTGATTTGGAAATTCTTGATATGTTAATTAGTGATGCTCAAACAGAAGATTACTGGTCAGCAAAATCTGGTGAAGACTATAATTCTGGTACTAATTCATTTGATAGTGACGCTACTTTCTATGGAACTCGTTTCGAGTGGTATCAGACTCTAGTTTCTAAGATTCAAAAAGTATCTAACGAAATTCATCGTTTGACACTTCGTGGTGGTGCTAACTTTGTAGTTGTTGCTCCAAAAGTTGCTACTATCCTTGAATCACTTCCTGGCTATGTAAGTCAGCCTGGTGACGGTGGAAATGACCAATTTGGCATGGGTATCTCTAAGATAGGTCAAGCTGCTGGTCGTTACACAGTCTACAAGAATCCTTACATGACTGAAAATTCAATCTTGGTTGGATTTAGAGGAAGTAACTTCCTAGAAACTGGTGCTGTATATTCACCATACGTTCCGTTAATTACAACTCCATTGGTATACGATCCTAGTGATTTTACACCAAGAAAAGGTGTGATGACTCGTTACGCTAAGAAGATGATTCGTCCAGAGTTCTATGGTTTAATTCATTGTAAGTCACTTGACTTAATTTAAATTATATCATAAACCTGATACATAACAAAGGGGAAGACTTCGGTTTTCCCCTTTTGTTTTTATAAACTATATATTTATAGTTAAGGAGAACTATAGATGCCAAAATTAGATTATGCTTATGTTGATCCGTCAACCTTTTCAACTGGCTCAACGCCATATGGAACTTATGATACTGATAGTACATTTCAAACCGATATTGTTTCGGTAACAAAGTGGTGTGCTAAAAGACTTGGGTTTCCTGTATTACAACTTGAAATACCAAGTGGTTCAATTTATGCTTGTTTTGAAGAATCAGTAAATGAATATTCACAACACATAAACAACTACAATATAAAAAATTGGATGTGGGAACAATATGGTGAAAAGAGTAGAATATCAGGATCATTAGGTACAGGTTCTGCTAATCCTATAACTCCATCATTGGGAGCATCTATCGGATTATCCGACAAATATGGTCAAGTTGTTAATATGGGAGAAAACTTTGACTTAAAAAAGGGATTTATAACCTTATCTGGATCACAACAAGATTATGATTTACAGAATGTATGGGCTAGTGTAAGTGAAAGTAATAAAAGAATTGAGGTACAAAAGGTATATAATCATGCTCCAGCAGCCATATCAAGATTTTACGATCCTTTTGCCGGTGCGTTTGATCAAAGACAAATGCTAGATGCTTTTGGTTTTGGTAATGTTTCACCTGGTGCAACATTTATGTTACATCCAATCAGTTATGATTTAACTAGGGCAAATCAAATTGAAACATCTGATTTGGTTCGTAAAAGCGCTTATAGTTTTGAAATACATAATAATAATCTAAGGATATTTCCTAGACCAACAACCAGAGACACCGGAGAAAAGTTATATTTTGAATACTATGTTAAAGACGATATTAGAAACACAGACAATGCTAATGCTGGTTTACAAGGTGGGGTATCAGATCCTTCTAATGTGCCATATAAATTTATTACCTATAGCTCTATCAATCAACCTGGTCGTCAATGGATTAGAAAATATACTTATGCTCTTGCTAAAGAGTTATTGGGTATTATCAGAAGTAAGTATAGTTCTATGCCGATACCTGATGGTGAGGTAACACTAGATGGTGAGGCCTTAAAGACAGAGGGTAGAGAAGAGAAAACACAACTCTTAGAAGAGTTAAAAGAATTTTTAGAGTCGGTATCTTTAACTGAAAAGTTAAAAGCTGAAGCCGAAGAAGCAAATGCTCAACAAGAAGTGTTAGGGAAAGCTCCACTACACATATACATAGGATAACATATGTCTGCTACTAGACCATTTTTTATTTCCCAAAAGGAAATTGACTTAGTTGACCATATGAACGAAGAACTCATTGATGAGATAGTCGGTCAATCGGTTGATATTTACAAGATAGCACCAGAACATACTAATTCTAACATATATGGTGAATCAACTACTAAGTATTTCAATGTTGGGTTTAGAGTAAATTGTCTGATACGATATAATGCTCCTGAAGTAGAACAATTTAATGAAGCAGGACCTGATTCCAACTCTACAATAGATTTAATGTTTCAGAGAAATAATTTGGCTAGTGGTAGTTTAAACTTTTTTCCTGAAGCTGGTGATGTATGTGATTGGAATGATTGGTATTGGGAAATCAACGGAGTAACCGAACCACAACTTATCGGTGGTCATCCTGGATTTAATCATGCTATAAAAGCAACAGCACATAGAAGTAGATTATCGTCAATTAACATAGAGGAAAGACCGAGATAATGAGTTTAGAATTATTAAAAGAAAGATTCGGACATTCTGGAGTTGTAAAAAAATCAGATAACAGAGAGCAAATCCAAGAGAGATTAAATGCTCAGTTTAATGTTAGAGGAAATTTTAAAGACATAAAAATCCAACATCAAGAGGATTTAGAAGAAAAGGATAGAATTATTAAAAATTTGGAGACACAGACTTCTGAATTGGCTACTGAGGTTTTATCATTAGAAAAAGAGAAAGCTGCTCTTTTAGACAACTTAAATAAATCTAAATGGATAGAAGAAAAAGTTAAGTCAGCATCACAAAAAATATACGAAGAAAAACTCAAACGAATGGAATTTGTAGATAGTACAAAGTTAATTCCTTTATTAATATCAGTTTCAAGAACAAAACAAGGTAACACAAAATT